CACGAGGACATGTGTGGAGCCTGGGTGCGCTACGCTAAGCGGTGCGGGGCAGGTCGCGAGTGGATTGCGTCCCGCTGGCGCCAGTTTCGGGCGAGTGCATCGAACCGCACGGCGACATTCCGCGTGAAGGGCCTCCTGAAGTCGGGAAGCGACGACACTTCGGCTGCCCAGAACCACCGCTTCATCATGACATTTGCTTACTGCATCGCCGAGTTCGAGAAGGCGGGGCGCTTCGGCGCTCGGCGGCTGATTGCGCTCGTGAACGGGGACGACCTCGTCTTCCTCCTTGGTGCGGAGGTCGGGGTGGAGGTCCTGATCGAGCTCATTGCCATGGCGAATCTCGAGTGCGGCGCGAACATGGTCCTGCAGAGCGACGACTCGTTCGTGTCGCGGTTGTTCGTACCCTGCATCCCGTACTTCGTCTACCCGCGCACGTGGAACGGCGTTCTCCTCTCCAGCTTCAAGCTGCTGCCCGAGAGCGGGCGTTGGCTGGCGAAGCACTCGACCATGTTCATCGAGGTGAAGCGGAAGGCGATCCCGTCGATGTACCGCGGCGTGCTGAAGGACGCCGTGCAGCGTTTCGGGGACATTCCCTTCGTTCGAGTCGTTCTCGAGGCCGAGTGTCGTCACTTCGGTGTCCGGGGCCCGAGCCGCGCAGGCGATCCCATCATCGAGGAGTACTACCACGCGCGCTACGGCACCACGGCGTCAGATGAGGAGCGATGGCGAACGGCGTTCGCCGGCGCGGCGATGCCCTGCGGCTACGAGTTCCCCGAGGTGGAGGTGTTCGCGCGCCGGGCGTGCGACGCACCGGACAATGCGCACTTCGGGATCCGGGAGGAGTCGGCGGGAATGGAGGACTACGTGCGGCGGTACAACGCGCCGCGAGTGAGTTACTTTGGCTTGATGAGCCTTAGTGGTGCGGCGCCGAAGCCGCGCCTGAATACGCTCAACGGTATTCAATTCTCTCTCGCTCGCGTACTTGTAGCCACGGCTAAGTGCGTCATCCTCTCTCTTCTCTTCACCTCTCAACTCTCCAATGCCCAACCACACTCGCTGGTCCAGCTCCGTGCTGGAACGCTCGGAGGAGCAGGCTTCGCTGCAGTATGCGAAGCTGTGCATGGACCCGTTCCTCGGTCCTCTCTGTGGCATCCCGGACCGTACGGGCGGTTACAAGTCGGCGGTGAGCCGGTGTGTCCTGCGCGTGCCCTTCTCGACGATCGCGAACACGACACCTGCGGCAGGACAGAACGCCTTCGTTCAGTTTGCGTCGATCGGACCGAACGGCGCCGCCAAGGCGATCGTGGCGGCGACTGTGACGGCCGGCGTGCCGCTCACGGTCCTGTCCACCGCGGACGCGGCGTACGGCTTCTTCGGATCAGTCGCGGATGCGACGGCGCCGGGCGGCACGGCGTACAACGCCCTCGGCGTGCGCACCGTGTCCATGGGGGCGCGGATCGTGAACCACACCCCGTTGCTGAACAGGTGCGGGACGCTCCGCGTCGACCTCATCGGGTTCATGGACGCTACGACGGGTCGGTGCAACGCCCCGCTCCTCACGTCAATGAGCTACAACTACCTCGCGGGCTCGCCCACGACCGCGTCGTTCGACCTCGCGGACGAGAAGCTGCCGGACGAGATGTTCGTCTGGCGGGCGATGGCGGTCGGCAACCTCGAGTACAACTCGGTGAGCGAGGGCTCCTACAACGTGTCGGGGCCGCGTCTCTGCTTCACGGTGAACTCCTCCGTGTCGCAGGAGCTCGAGATCGAGGTGTGCACGGTCTACGAGTGGATCCCGTTCCGGACTCTCCAGTCGTACATTCCGACCTTCACTTGGTCGGGGAGTACGGAGCTGGCGGAGACGATCATGGACTCGGCCGCCCTGTCGCACCTGAAGGGCGGCGGCAAGCCGATCAACTCTGGCTCGGGCGCTGCGCTCGTCCAGGAGATGAACAAGATCGAGCCGAAGGGCGTCTCGCTGCAGTCGGCCCGGCCGGGGCTGGCATCGTACGCGCAGACCGAGGAGGACGTGAACGCCGCGTCGAGCGCGGCCACGGGTGTTCCGCTGGATGGCGTGATTCACCACCCGTTGCTGCACGCGGGCCTGCTCGACAACCTGGGGTCCCTCATCTCCGCTGCCGTGACGTCGGCTTCGGACTACTTTGGGTTGCCGCCTGCCCTGGCGAACGCCATCGACGATGTGGCGGACGACATGCTGGGGCGCGACCCGGAGTTGACGCCGCATCGGGCACTCGGAAAGGGGCGTGCACAACCTGCCCGTCCGAACGTCGCCCGCAAGGGGGCCGCCGACCGTCTTCGTGGGAAGTCTGAGGCAGCTCCGGAGGTCAAGAAGGCAGCAAAGAAGCTCGCTGCCCCTGCCGTCGCCGCCATCAAAGGCGAGAAGAAGAAGCCCAAGCGCAAGTGAAGTATTGGATGAGGAGCAGTTCGAGCTCCTAACCCTGGATTAGCGCGTCCAGGGTGTTTTCGGTTGGGAACCCGCATGAAAGTTTCCGAGCCTGTCGAGGCGCTCTTAGTCAGTCAGAGTCAAACGCAGCCAGAGCTGCGCGCACCACTTGAAAGTGTGGTGGGGTTGTCATTCGTGACGTAATACAAAGTTTGGAGGATCCAGCCCG